ATAATCTCTTATTAAAGAATAATCTGATTTTTTGACTATTTTTTTAATTTCACCTTCATCTAATCTCAATAATTCAATGAAGTTTGTATCATTGAAGTCTGTTAAACTTTTTTTTGCTAATGTTGTTGTTATCTTTAATCTATCTGCACCTGGTGCTGCAAAGTTAGAAAATCCCCTTGCATTATCATATAATGAGTCATCATCTTTTGCAGTTATAAGTTGTTCGTCAATGTTGAGACCAACCCTATATGATGGTGTATTGGTGTATGGATCTAAAACTATTTTATCAGTAGATACATCTACAAAAGAACCTCTTACAAAATATGTTCCAGAAGATATACCAACAGAACATCCAATTGCAGAAGCATTATTATCAACTAATGTTAAAACTGTTTCACCCTCATTTACTGCGGTGTTCCCGTAAATAAATGAATCCTGAACTATTAATCTCTCACCATCCTTTAGATTTGCTATTTCATTATCATTACCAGATTCCAAATAGTTAACATATATTGTTAAATCATCTATTTCAGTGCTTGTCCCTATTAATTCATAACTATCAATCGTTAAAACAATACCAGAAGTTTGTCCTTTTAATCTTAATCCTATTAATTGTTCCAGATATAATGTAACTGGAATACCTAAATGAGTATCTGCTACTCTAACTGAGTGATATTGACTATCAAAATTAATATTACCAGGTATCACCATAGACCCATCTTTAAAGATGTGACTACCAAAGGTTTCAATTTGATTCTGTAAAGAAGATTGAAGAGTTGTTAATTCTCTTGCTTGAACAGGGAATCCTGGTTTAAATAGGACTTTGTAAAATTTGTCTTCCTTATTAAAATCATCATAATAAGGACTTATATTTAAATTCGTTTTTTGTGGCATTTTTTAAAATTCCAAGATGATTTTAATGTCTTCCTTCTGTCTAGAGTTTCTAGTTATCAGTGGTCGATTATCTAAGTAGATTATTTCACCCGACTTTTTATTTATCTCAGGAGATGCAAGACCATTTGTGAAGTTAACACCTAATGAAATAACTTTATTTCCAGTTGGATTAGTACTAATTCCAGTAAAGTTTTGGTCAACTGTAGCAGTAAATCCACTTGTTGGTGCAGTTATACTTTCAGCTGACGATTCAAAACCTAAAACCTTAGCTTCTGTCGTTATTCCTACGTAATCTGTTTGGTCAGATGTAGTTTGATTAAAATATATTGATCTATCCTGATAATATTTGATTACATTTGTGTCAGTATCATAAGATACAATATATCCTTGTGCTGTCCCATTACTTACTGTTTGTTGGATTTTTTCTCCTATTGTTGGAGTTCCAGTTGGAGAAATAACTTTGATAGCATTAACTGATGAAAAATCATTATCAGTGAAAATAGATGTAGATCCAATAGAGGTTGGATTTTTAATTACACTTATTTGTGCAAATTTAGTGTCTGTTGGAAAATCTTTAGTTGAATCATCAAATCTTGCATAAATTAAAAGTTTATCAGTTCCCAACTCTTTGTATAAATCAAAACCATGACCCTTTGATGGTGGGATAATTGGTATTAATTTAGAAAAATTACCAACTGATACACCTGAGTTACCAAGAGGACCTAAATCAACCACTCCATATGTGTAACCTTGACCACCAGATGATACATTAGTTTTTACTATTCTACCATTACTATCAGTGTCAATAACAACTTTTGCACCAGTTCCATCACCAATAATGTCAACTTCTCTACCAACTATATTCTGTGAATAACCAAAACCTTGTTTATCAATATAAACTTTTTTAATTTGATTATTGTTTATGGTTGAATCACCATTTTCACGCACTGACTGAATCTGTGTTTCTGATGAAGTTGGCCAATTGCCAGGAACTGAAATATATTCAGTGGAATCAAACTTAATAATGTCACTTGGAGGAACTGTAAATAGATACTTCCAAATATATCCATCACCACTCTCACCTGCTCGTGTTGGTTCTAAGTCTGTAAATAGTGGTTCATCTTGTGAAGCATTCCCAGTAGTGCTAATACCAGAAGATCCGTTGTCAATACACACATATACATCAAAGTTTTTATTCATTACATAATAATTTGATGCATATAACCTTGTAGAATTTGTTACAGGAGATGGATTTACAACACTATAATCATGACGATACATTTCATATCTTGTTCCTTGTGTCCAATTTCTTCTTGTTATCAACCTTCTTACGTTGGCACTAGTGACTTTTTTTCCAAATATCTGAGTATCACCACTATGATTCATATAATTGAAATTGTCTGTTGGATTTGGTGTATTAGTATTCCAATCTGTAGTTCTACCAAAACCAACTGCAAGTGCTGGATTAGCGAGACCTAGCACAACATAATAAGAGTTTGCAGAGTTATCTACCGTCTCTACAAAGTTGTTTGCATTTAGAATTCTAAATTGATCTGTTACAATTGCAGCCATATCATTAGCTTTTTTCTATATTTATACTACCCAAGATCCTTTCTTAAAGATCCATTGTCTCTAAGACCAAAATCCCTTCTCTGGATAGATGGGTAAGTTGTTAATCCAGAGTCTATTGTTAATCCAGTAACACCTATTGATACAGGATTAGTACCTCTTGTGAACCCTGATAGTCTTCCCCAAGAGAAACTACCAATGGTAGAACCAGAAGTATCTATACCAGTGGTATTTACACCAGTCATAATATTGCAAGTAACAATACCAACACCCGAATTGAATGCATTAACAAAATAGATATTATCTACACAGGTTGTCCCTGTAGAGACAATCGTGGAATTATCACTAACAACTGATGTTACACCATGACCAACTTGTGTTCCAAATACGTATATTGGATACCCAACCTTCAAATCATTAAGAACTGAATTTGGATTATTAGTCAAATCAGCACTTATTGTAAATTTAAGTGCAAGTGGATGACCTATTCCATCAGTAACACCAATACCAGTTATAGAACCATCAAATCCTTCTATGGTAGTGATAGTGTCAATATCCTCTTTAATTGGTCTTGGAAGTTGGGCAAGAACTTGAGGAACTGCTGATGTTGTATAACCAAAACCAGGATTAGTAATTGTTGGAGTTCCAGTTATAACACCATTTGTTATGGTCGCAGTTGCGGTTGCAGTTGTTCCAATACCAACTCCTATAACGTGAGGAGCAGATATTGAAATAGAAGTCGTAGACCCAACATAACCACTACCACCATTTGTTATAGAGAGTGATGATATTGTGCCAGCAGCTGAAACAACTGCAGTAAATCCAGCTGCAACAGGATCTGTTGAACCAACTATTAATCCACCAACACTACCAATAACTAAACTTGAGAAATCTTCCTCGTAGTTGAAGAATTTTGCATTATCAACAAATAGTTGACTTGAAGTTGTTGTTACATCATCAATAATTTTTGCAGTAGGATAAACTTGGGACTCTATTGAATCTCTAGATTTAGATACTATTTCACCATTTACCTTCTTATCTACTTTTTGTTTTGTCCAACTTAAAGGTTTGAAATCAGTTTCATTTATACCAAGTCCAGTATAAAGATTAGTTTCAACCTCATCAGATGATTTAATTGAAAAAATTGTTCTTGGACCTTGAGTTGTTGTAATACCTACTTTAAATAATTGAACAATATCACCTGTCTTAATAGTTGGAGACACTGATGAACCTGCAGCAACTTGAACAGAATCAACACCAGTAGTGCCTTTATAGAAGAATATATCAATAATATCTTCGGGGTCAGGTGCTTGTGCAAATTCAAATGATGTACCTCCATCAAATGTATATGCTTCACCTGGATTTTGAACAACTCCATTTATGAATATTAATAATAAAGCATCTAAATTAATAAGTGAAGAGTTTGGATTATTTTCATCAATTTCAAAACTTAGTAAACTAGCATTATATACTATTGGGAATCTCTTTCTAACACCATCCTGCAAATCCCTAATTGAATCTACAAAATCAAAATCTCCAAAATTCCATGATGAGTACTGATCTCTGAATACATCAGTAACAGTTAATTCAAAATCATTTATTAACTCAGAAGTATTTAAAAATCTGTCGGTAACTAATCCAACAGGTTTAAATACATCACCAACTTTAAAATTATATCCATTACCATTTAGTTTGAAATTAGTTATTTCATATGAAGTTGATCCTAGACCAACATTAGTATTAGCAGCACCAACTACAAGATCTAAAGTTACACCAGTTCCAGTATCAGTTGTTGATCCAATACCTCTTCTAGAAACTCCAGTAATTGGTAGATTTGAATATGAAGGTGTAGAAATTTGTATTTGTGGTTGAGTATAACCAGTACCTGCATTATTAATATTAAATTTAAGTGCACCACCTGTTCCAGTATTTGTAATACCTACATTTACTGTAAATGTATTAGTTGTTTTCGCAGTGATTGCTAGAGTTGCATTATGTGCTGGATCTCCTCCTGCTGAACTTGGAGTAGGACCAGAACGTGGATATGAGTGATCTGTTGAGAAATTGTCTTGTGCACATCTGAATACAAATGAATTTGTTGCAAGACCAACTGTATCACTTGTGGTTAAACCATGAGATGCTTTTGTAATTACTAAATTTCCTGTTGCAGGATCATATGTAGCACCTGTAGGGGTAAGTGGAGAACCTCCAGTCACTGTAACAGCATTAGTTGATGCACTTACAAAAACATGTGTGTTAGAAACAACCTCT